AACACAAGAAGAAATAGCATTATTAGAACAATTAGGAATAAGAACAGCAGATTTTACAGACCAACAAATATTATTAAAACAAGCATTAGATGGCAATAGGATTAGTACAGACGAATACAAGGAAGCTTTAGCACAATTAGATATTAAAGCCTTAGAGTCTACAAAACATGGTGCAATTCTTATGGAAGGATTAGGTAAGGTTGCTGATGGTTTATCTACTAGCATAGCTAACTCATTAATGGGAATGGGTGAAGGAATGAAGAGTTTTAAAGATACTATGAAAAGTGCAGTAAGAGATATAATTGCACAGTTTATAAAGATGCAGATACAAGCAGCCATCACCAAAGCAGCTATGAGTTTCATGGGTGGTGGAGGTGGTGGTAGTATTGCCTCATTTTTTGGAGGAAAAGCAGGGGGTGGTTTTGTTCAATCCAATAAACCTGTCTTAGTAGGAGAACGTGGACCAGAACTATTTGTTCCAAGTACTGCAGGAAATGTAATGACCAATAATCGTAGTAGACAAGCTTCAGGAGGAAGTGGTACAGTAAATCAAACTTTAAACTTTGATGTAGGTGTTGCACAAACAGTAAGAAGTGAAATTTTATCTCTAATGCCAACTATCAAGCAAGAATCAATTACTGCTATGGTAGATGCAAAAGAAAGAGGAGGAAGGGTAGCAGACGTATTTAAATGACAACATTCCCATTAACATTCCCTACAACTATAGCACCTAAAGATACTAATTTTAGAATAACTAGAATAGCAGGTGTAAATGAAAGTATTTATACTGGCACTCAACAAGTCTATCAATATACAGGAGAATATTGGGAAGTAGATATTCAAATGCCTCCAATGAGGACTGCAACAGCAAGAGCATTTGTTTCATTTCTAGTAAGTTTAAGAGGACAATATGGAAGTTTTTTTGTAGGTGATTTTGATGCTAAAACTGCATTAGGAACAGCAGGAACTTCTGCAGGTACTCCTTTAGTAAAAGGGGCTAGTCAAACAGGTAATACTTTATTATGTGATGGAGCACCTAATAGTCAAACAGGTTATTTAAAAGCAGGAGATTATATACAATTAGGAAGTGGATCAACTCAAAGACTACATATGGTAGTAGCTGATTCTAACTCTGATGGTAGTGGTAATTTTACTTTATCTATAGAACCTGCATTAAGAACTTCTCCTGCAGATAATCTAGCTATTACAGTTGCAAATACTAAAGGTGTTTTTAGATTAAATGCTAACACTACAGAATGGAACGCAAATGAAGCTTCAACATATGGTATAGCTTTTTCAGCAAGAGAGGTTATAGATTTATGAGAACAACTTCTTCTGCTTTTCGTGCTATTGCTCGTTCTAATAAAATTAAAACTGCTGTTTTGGTAGAAGCTACTTTTTCTTCTGGTAGTGTCAATCTTTGGACTGGATATGGTAATTTAACTTATGGAGGAATAACATATTCAGGAGCAGGTAATTTATTAGATATTAGTAGTGTTCAAGAAACATTAGAAACTAGAGCCAATGGGTTTAGTGTAAGTTTAAACGGATTAGACCCTTCATTATTAGCTATAGCATTAGCAGAGCCTTATACTGGTAGACCTTTTAATGCAAAACTAGCTTTTTTTGCACCAGACCCAGACCAAGAAACTACCTTTAGAATAAGAGTAGAATCAACATCAGGAGGGAATAAATACTTCATTGAAGATGAACAGCAAGATACAATAGAATTAAAATATGGTAATAAATATATTTTTGACGTTTCAGATAGTTCGGTAACTGGACACCCTTTTCTACTTTCAACTACTAGTGATGGTGTGCATGGAGGAGGTAGTGTATATAGTACAGGGGTAACATATTTTTTAGATGGAGTAGCTACTAGCGAAACAGATTATAAAAATACAAGTAATTTTAATGGGGCTACTTTAAGACAAGTAAAATTTACTGTACCTGCAGAAGGCTCTTTTCCTACTAACTTATATTATTATTGCCATGTTCATTCTGGTATGGGAGGAAGTATTACAGGCTATAGTTCTGTAATTGTTTCTGACCCATATACAATATTTGATGGATTTATGGACATAATGGAATTAAGCGATAGTGGAAACAAAGCAAATATTACTTTACGTTGTGAAAGCCAATTAATATCCTTACAAAAAACAAATGTTAGAAGATATACTCCAGAAGATCAAAAAATAGAATATCCTAATGACTTGGGTTTAGAGTATGTAACATCTATTCAAGATGATGAGGTAGTATGGGGCAGAGGGTAAATAATTGGCAAATAATCTTTCAAAAAGAAATAGAAAAGCCTAGAACATTTAATAGAGGAAAGACAGACTGCGTTATGTTTGTTCTTGATGTTATCGGCAAATATACAAATAATAAATTAGGGGAAGAATATTTTGGAAAGTATTCTAATCTTTCTCAGGGGTTAAAACTTTTAAAAGATTGGGGTACAAAAGGAAAAACATTAAATGAACATATTATAAGTTTGTTTGATAAACAGTTTGAAAGAGTTCATATAAATCTAGCAAAAAGAGGAGATATAGTAGGCTTTAATTCTCCTATGGCTTGTAGTTCTAATGGAATAGCAGATAGTGGCTTTACTGTTGGTATTATGTGCGAGGGTTTTGGAAGATTTGTAAACTACAAGGGTTATGAAAATATTCCTAGAGAAAAATTACAAATGGCTTGGAGTGTATAATGGGTGGTAAAGGAGGACAGTTTGTTCAAGTAGCACTAGCTGCAGCCGTTGGTTATTATACTGGTGGTTGGGTAGGAGCAGTCCTTATGGCAGGTGCAACTATTGCCTCAATAAAATTAGCACCAAAGCCACAAATACCTGACCTAGAGCCTTTTTCAAACTTAGCTTCTAAAGATAGGAAGCTTTCATTTAGACAAGCTATAACAACTAGAAAGATAATCTACGGCAGAATAAGGGTAGGTGGTCCGATATTATTTTTAGAGTCTACAGCAGATGGTAGCACACAGAATGAATTTCTTCATATGATAGTCGCTGTAGCTTCACATGAAATACAAAGTTTTGATGAGTTTTACATTAATGGAAATAAAATATTACCATCACAGTTAGATGCTTCTGGAAATGTAAATGATGAAAGTACTCCTTATTATGATGGAAGTAAATCTTTTGTAAGAATACAAACAGCTACAGGAACTACTTCTCAATCTGCAAATTCTGATTTAATTGCTGAATCTGGTGGTCTTTGGACTAGTAATCATAAATTATCTGGAATAGCTTATGTGTATTTAAGATTTAGGTTTAATAGAGATGTATGGCAAGGAGGAGTTCCTCAGTTTGCTTGTGTTATTAAAGGTAAAAAAATATATGATACTAGAACTGGTGCTACAGCTTATAGTAGAAACCCTGCATTAATTTTAAGGGATTACATGACCACTAATTTGGGTATGAAGATGTCTAGCACAAAAATAGATACATCTTCAGTTAATACTGCAGCAAATATATGTGATGAAAGCCAAGCTTTATCAGACGGAGGAACAGAGAATAGATATACAGGAGATGGTATGATAGATACTGGAGTTACTCCTAGACAAAATATAAATGATATTCTTTCAGCTATGTCAGGTCAAATTACCTATTCTAATGGTGTTTTTAAAATGTTTGCAGCTAGTACTGCAACTGCAGTTATTAGTTTAACTGAAGATGATATGATAGGAGAGTTAAGAACACAAGCTAGATTATCAAGAAAAGAAAATTTTAACTCTATAAAAGGGAAGTTTTTATCTGAAGATACGGATTGGGAAGAAACAGATTATCCTGCATTAAGCCCTTCTAGTTTTATAACAGAAGATAATGGAGAAGTAATATACAGAGATTTTAATTTACCCTTTACTACTTCTCAAGCTACAGCACAAAGAATTGCTAAAATACAATTATATTTAGCAAGACAACCTTTAACTGTTTCAGGAACTTTTAAATGTAGTGCTTTTGCTTTGAATAATAATGATTTAGTAAAAATAACTAATAGTAGATATGGGTGGAGTGAAAAAGTTTTTAGGGTTCATTCTTGGGGATTTAGTAATAATTCTAGTGGAGTAGGAGTTACCATGAATCTAATAGAGTATTCAGCAAGTGCTTACTCATGGTCTACTACAGAAGAACAAGCTTTAACTGCTTCTCCTAATACCAATTTACCTAACCCTTTTTCTATATCACCTCCTACTAATTTACAAGCAGTAGAAAATTTAGTTATAGCAAGAGATAACTCTAGATTAGCTTCTAGCTTGGATATAACCTTTACTGCTTCGGTAGATGCTAGAGCAGTTACCAATGAGATACAATATAAATTAACCTCTTCCTCTACTTATATATCAGCAGGAACAAGCCCTTCAACAGAAACATCTGTATTAGATTTAACTGCAGGAGTTTATGATGTAAGAGTAAGGGCAATAAGTGCAATAGGTATAACTTCGTCATTTACTAGTACTCAAGTTAGTTTATCAGGACTATCTGCACCACCTGCAAATATGACAGGCTTAAACTCTATGCCTAGTGCAGGACTTAATTTTTTAAGTTGGAACAAGTCTACAGATTTAGATGTTACATTAGGAGGGGGTGTAGAGATTAGATTTAGCCCTTTAACTTCTAGTGCAACTTGGAACGGCTCAACTTTAGTAGATGATAAGATAGCAGGAGATTCTACTTCAGTAGTAGTTCCATTAAGAGCAGGTACTTACTTAGCAAAATTCTTTGATAGTTCTGGACATTACTGTGCTACAGCATCAACTAGTGTAACTACAGGAGCAACAGTATTAAACTTCCAAAATACTGTAACTATTACAGAAAGTCCTAGTTTTTCAGGTACTAAAACTAATTTAACTGTAGATAGTGGTAATTTACAATTAAATTCCTCTACTACATTAGATCAAGTAACAAATTTTGATAGTATATCTGATTTTAATTTCTTAGGAGGTTTAAATACTTCTGGTACTTATATTTTTTCAAATGTAATTACTAAAGGTTCAGTAACTAGAATGAGGTTACAATCTAATGCAACTATAAATATTTTAAATATAAATGATTTATTCGATCAAAGATTTGAAAATATAGACACTTGGAACTCTTTTGACAATACAGGAGATGCTGCAGTTGGTAACTTAAAAACATTCTATGCCGAAAGTGCAGACGGAGTTTTTGGAAGTATAGATGAGATAACACAAAACATTGACACATGGTCAGATTTTGATACGATAACTGACAGTTATATAGAATATAAGGAATTCCAATCAGTGGAAGTAAATAATAGATATTTTAGATTTAAAGCAGAAATAAAGACAGATGATCCTGCATACAATGTAAGATGCTCTGCTTTATCAGTAACAAGTAATACTTTATAAGGAGAAAACATGGCAACACATGATTATGTAATAGCAAATGCTGATGGTGCAACAGTAAGAGCAGATATAAATTCAGCATTAGCTGCAATAGTGTCAAACAATAGTAATGGCTCTGCACCGAGTACAACATACGCATATATGTGGTGGTTTGATACAGGAACT